CTATGTCGCGTCGATTGCGAATAGAGCGTGCTCGGCAGCCGCCATTTCTGCTGCTTCATCTACTGCCGGGAAGAGGTGCCCATAGGTGTCGAACGTAACCTGGATTGAGCTATGGCCCATGCGCGATTGCACCGCCTTTGCCGTCAGCTCCAGCCCGCCATCTGCCTTCCTATTGATGCACCACGAAGCGTACCAGTGCCGTAGGGCATGGAAGCCCGAGTATTTCGCTGCCAGGACCGGCTTCCCTTCCTCGTCGATCTCGTCGGTGGCGATGGTAACGCCCGCGGCGATCTCGACCGGCCAGAGACCGCGCTTGAGCATGTTCTGGTGGTTCTCGATGTTCCCGGCCGTGTTCGGGAAGACAAGCCCGGCCTCGCTCTTGGGGCAAGCCAGTTTCCATTCCTTCAGCGTGTTGACTGCGATCGGGGGCAGGGGAACGGTTCGCTGCCCTGCTTCGGACTTTGGCATGCCGACTTCGCCATAGCGATCGGCGCGCTGTCGGACGTGCAGAATACCCTTCTTCAGGTCCACGTCTTCCCATCGGAGCCCGCGGGCTTCGCTCGATCGAATCCCAGTGAAGATCATGGTCACAAGAAGGGGGCGATATCGGCCCGTAGCAGCGTCGAGGATGGCCCGGATCTCGGCATTCGTCGGAATGTCCACTCCGACCCTCAGTTTCGCCTTGGCGCGCTTCTCAGAGGCTTTCGTGCCCGATCTGGCCTTGGATAACTCATGAACGGCATTTCGCACCACGAGGCCCCGCCCTTGAGCGTCGGCAAGGATGCTGCCGAGGCTGACCGTAATGCGCTTCACCATCGCGGCCGATCGGCCATTCTCCCGCAAGTCATCCTGAAACGATCGAAGCCAAGGGGCTGTCACCTTCGTCAGCTTCACCTGGCCGGCGAGAGGGATGATATGGAGGTTGAGGTGCTGCCGGCGCTGATCCATGGTCGTGCGCTCGAGCCCGGCTGCATCGCCTGATTTGAGCCAGAGCTTGCCGGCCTCCTCAATGGTGATGGTTGCGCTATCCGCGACGTGAACGCCCTCCCTGACCTCAACAGAGGCCGTAGCGGCGAAGCTGTCGGCCTGCTTCTTCAGCTTGAACGTTTTCAACCGCCGGACGCCTTTGGCGTCGACGTAATCGACCACCCAAGACTCTTTTTCGATGCCTTTTGCATCCTTCCATCGGCGCTTGCGGACTGACATGGCGTCTCACTTTTTCGGCTTCTTCAGAAGATCATCGGCCTTGCTGATAGCCCGGTCGACCTTCTTCACCTCTTCGCGCGCTCTCGCGATTTCTTCAGCCTCCGCGCGAACGCGCTCCAGTTTGGCTGCTATCTCGTCGATCTGGTCTAGAAAGGATAGTTCTTCCAGGAATTCCTTGCTGAAAGCCGGATAGGCATTTTCCAGAGTAGCCACGATCTCGGAGTTCATGCTCCGGCCGTTCCGCTCGGCGGCGGCCTTTATCCGTTCCTTCAAATCTGCCTGCATGCGCAAGCCGAAGGGCGCGATGTTCGCGAGCAATTCCTTTTGATTTTCGGTCATGGCTTCAATCTGTAGTTATCAGGCGTTGACATCGATCATTACAGTCTGTAGCTATGAAGTGCAATGACTACAGAATGTAACAATTCAACTCGTCAACGGAGCACGAAAATGGAAGCAGAAGGAACATTGGACCTAATCTGGGGCGTCAGCGAGATCGCTAAGATGATCGGACGCACCGAGCGTCAGACGTATCACATGATTCAAAGCGGAAATTTGCCTGTCGTGAAACAGGTCGGCGAGCGCTACGTCGCCAGCCGTCAGAAGCTGATCGAATTCTTCATGGAACCGGCGGCATGAGCAAGATGGGGCGAAAACCCAAGAGCTTGTCATCGAATGACAACCCCTTGTCCGAGCCCTGTGTCAACATCTCTGTGTTTCCGGATTCGGAAATAGATTTGTCGTCCACGACACAAGAATTGCCACCCGCAACGGGCGCCGTAAGGCAATCTGTTGCGGCTGTCAGCATTGCAGAAAAGAAGGGCCCGGCCAGGACCGCCATCCTGCCGAGCCACGGTTCAATCCCTAAACCCCATCACGGGATCAGAAAGGAACGACACATGAATAGCACCTCAGCAGGCGTTTCGCCATCCCTCCACACTCGGATTGGTGACGTCGAGGACATCTTGGCGAGTGCTCGCTACTTGACCGAAGCCGTGTTCATGGCCGCGCACGGTCTCATGATGAACGACGCAACGAATGCCTTTCAGGCTTTAGCAAGCGAGATCGAAGACAAGTTGCTGAATGCCCGCGACCGCCTCGATGAAATTCGGGAGGAGCTGAGGCCAACTGACCTCGGCATCCTCGACGAGATCACCATGCTGGAAAAGCGTTTGGCAGAGCGGCGGAATGCTTTGGAGGCCACTGTATGACGGTCAACCCCGAAGCTCGCCTCAAGAAGCTTGCGAAAGAAAGCGGCTTCACCGTGTCCAAGTCCAACGGCGGCTATCTGCTCGCCTGCACGGCCACCGGCAACGTCATCGCCGGCGACAAACACCCGTTGAGCCTCCAGGGGCTCGCGGTTGAGCTCCAACGCCTTCATGTCCTGGGGAGATAGACGTATGAGCGCCCTAATCCCCGAGCATCAGCATACGGCTGCGGTCGAGCAGGCTGCTATGTGGTTGAGCGAGCAGAACCCTGCTCCTCACCCTGTCATCCCTACGCTTCGCGATCGCTTCGGTATCTCTGCCCTGGAAGCATGCGAAGCCGCGGCACTCTCGGTTAAATTCCGCACCTATCGGAGGGCTTTCGGATGAGCCACTTGCATTGGATGCCGCTGTACATCGGCGATGAGCTGGCGGAGACCTCTCACCTCACCGCTGAGGAGTTCGGAGCCTACCTGTCATTGAAGATGCACTATTGGCAGCATGGCGGATTACCAAAAGATGATCGCCGCCTTGAGCGGATCGCACGCTGCTCCTCTGAGCAGTGGTCTCAGGTCAGGGCCGCGATCATGTCGCTGTTCTACGAAGGATGGCGATTACCTCGCCTTGAGGAGCAACGTATCGAGGCGGAAGAGAAGCACACGAAGCGGGTTGAGGCTGGCCGAAAAGGTGGGCGTCCGAAGAAGGATGAAAAGCAAAGCTATAAGCAAAGCTTTTCTGACGAGAAAGCCGGGCTTAAGCAACCACAACCACAACCACAACCACATCCACATTTAGATCCAGAACGACAATCAGAACCACAGCCACAAGGTTCTGCTTATGAAAGGAAGGATGCGGATAGGAAGAGCATGTTTACGCCCTTTCCAATCCCTTCCTCTACAGCGAAAGCTCGTGAGTTCCTCAACAGCAAGGGTGTCCCTTCATCGCGTATGGACGAATGCATCCGCCTGATGATGGGAGGCAACTTCAGTCGCTTTGATCTCGAAGGTGTCCTCTCCGAAGCGAGGAGCGCAGCGGCATGACGCAGATGGACCTTTTCCAATGGGCGGATAGCAGGCCGAAGGCGGAGGTCATCGATCTTATGCCGGCCATCATCCGGAATATCTGCTCGCAGCCCTTCCCGTTCCCGGTCAAAAACGGGGAATTGGTGACGCTTCCATTGAAACGGAACGTCGCATAAGCATTGTTGAAGAAAATAGAACGGTCGGGTATCATTGTTCTCAAAATGGAGACGACGATGCCCGGCCTTCCTACCCTTGATGACCTCAAGCTTTTCGCCCGCGTGGATCACGACGACGACGACGCCACGCTAACTACCCTGCTCGGCGCGGCTATCGAATTCGTGCAGCAGGCCACAGGCAACGACTATTCGGTTTCAGGAGCCGATGTTCCGGAGCGCGCTCGCACATGCATGATGGCGTTGGCGGCACACTGGTACGAATTCCGCGAGCCTGTCATCGTCGGCGCCGTGACGCGCGTCCCCATGCACGTCCGCAGCCTCATTCACCAACTGACCAACTGGCAAGACCCTAGCCTCGTCGAGGCCACGCCATGAGCCTTGAACCTTGGAAGGGCCAGCGCATCGGCAATCTGCGCGAAAAGATCACGCTGCAGGGCGATCCTGAGATCATCGGCTACAACGAGTTCAACGAACCGATCTACGGCCCGCCTGTCGAGATCACCGTCGCGGCGCGCGCCGAGCCTATCAAGGGCGACGAGCTGCTCGCCGCTGGACAGGTGAGCGCCTACCACGAAGTGACCTTCCACACCCGCTATCTCGCGGGCATCAAGGCGACGTGGCAAATCCTCTGGCGCGGGCAGACGTTCAACATCACCGGCTGGAGGAACCTAGACGAGCGCCGGCGTTATCTGGCGATCGAGGCAAAGGCTGCAGCCTGATGGACGAGCGCAAGTTCCGAAGCTCTGCGAACTGGCAGGCCATCCGCAAGGCGCAACTGTCCAAAGAGCCCATGTGTCAAGGCTGCGAGACGGCACCCGCAACCGAAGTTGACCACATCACACCGATAGGGAAGGGCGGCGCACCGCGCGACCGAGCAAACCTCCAGAGCCTATGCAAGCCATGTCACGTATCGAAGACGCACGCAGACAAGGCACGCAGGACATGGACGCCGCCGAAGTATCGAGGCTGTGACGAGCAAGGCAATCCGCGCAATCCATCCCACCCGTGGGCGGTTCAATCACCAGATCGCCCGTTTCTAGACCGCCTCGGTCCCACAAAAAAGAGTTAGTAAGGTCTGATCATGGGACTTCGCGGGCCAGGATCGAGAAAGCGCAAGGATACGGCTCCAGCCAAAAAGCGCCGCCTGCCGTGGCTCAAACGTGGGCTGTCGCGTGCCGAGCGCGTCATCGCGTTCCTGGAATTCCTCCCTATCACGAAGGGCATTCTTGCCGGCCAGCGCATGAAGCTGCTGCCGAACCAGGCGGAATTCGTCGAGACCGTCTATGGTCGATTGGCGGGCGATGGCCGGCGCATCATTCGCACGGCGATCAAGTCGGAGCCTCGGGGCAACGGCAAGACGGGGCTCATTGCCGGACTCTGTCTGTGTCACCTGCTAGGGCCTGAAGCCGAGGCGCGTGGCGAAGTATATTCCGCTGCCATCGACAAGAAACAGGCGTCCCTGTTGTTCGCGGAAATGGCCGCCATCATTGACGCGGTGCCGGAGTTCGACGACCGCTGCAACGTGCAACGCTTCCACAAGATCATCGAAGTGCTGGAGGGCGACGGAAAGGGCTCGATCTACGAGGCGCTGTCGGCCGATGTTCGACGCGGCCACGGCCTTGCGCCTTCGCTATGGGTCTACGACGAATATGCGCAGGTGAAGACTTCGGAGCTGTTCGACAACCTCCAGACCGCGCAGGGCAAGCGCAAGGAAAGCCTTGGCATCGTCATATCGACACAAGCCGCGACGGATCAGCACCCGCTTTCGATCCTCATAGATGATGCCGCGCGAGGCAACGATCCGTCGACCTATCTCCAGATCACGGCCGCGCCAGGCGATTGCGACCCTTTCGACGAGGAACTGTGGAAGGCGATAAACCCGGCATGGGGCATCTTCCTCGACGAAGGCGAGTTCCGGGCGCAAGCAGAGCGTGCGCGGCGCGTACCGTCGTTTCTGGCGCGCTTCTGCAATCTCCGGCTCAATATGCGTATTGAGGCCGAACAACGCTTCCTGTCGGCTCCAGACTGGCGAGCATGTGGGGCGGACATCGACCCTGAAAGCCTGAGGGGCAAGCGGTGCTATCTGGGCCTGGACCTTTCCAGCGTCAACGACCTGACGGCGCTCGCAGGCTTTTTCCCGGACACTGGCGACCTTCTGGCATGGTTCTGGAAGCCGGCCGAGGGGCTAGACGAAAGCGAGCGGGCCGATCACGTGCCTTATAAGACGTGGGTGCGCCAAGGCTTCATCGAGACGACGCCGGGACGCGCGATCGACAAGAGTTTCGTTGTCCACCGGCTGGGCGCTATCGCCGCCCTCTATGACGTGCAGGGCGTTGCGTTCGACAGATGGGGTATGGCCGAAGTTCAGCGCATCATGGCCGATGAAGGCTTAAAGCTGGAAATGGTGCCGTGGGGCCAAGGATGGCAGGACATGGGCCCATCGCTGGACGCGGTGGAAAAGCTTGTTCTCCAGGCCGAACTGCGGCACCCGAAGAATCCCGTCCTCGACATGTGCGTGGCGAATGCCGTTGCCACCATGAACGCGGCCGGAGCAAGGAAGCTCGACAAGGCAAGAGCAACCGGGCGCATTGACGGCCTCCAGGCCGCCGCAATGGCTATCGGCCTTGCTGCCCGCACGCCTCCGAAGCGCAAGAGCGTCTATGCCTCGAGGGGCGTCCTCACGCTCGATGTGAACGCGGCCTGAAATTCCCATTCAACGCAACTTCCCCGCGCCAATGGTCTAGAACTGCGCAACAAACATGCGCGAGGAGCCTTGATTGTGCGCGAATACTGCAAGATAATGCGCGTACCGGTTATTTTCGTGCACGAGATAAAGGAACCACGCAATGAAACTGCATGAACTTCAGGAAAAGCGCGCGGCGGCCGTCACGTCCATGCGCACGCTGGCCGATAAGGTCGAAACGGAATCCCGCGACTACACCGCCGACGAGGAAAAGCGACACTCCGACCTCAAGGCGGAAATCACCTCCCTGGACACGAAGATCCAGCGCGCTAGGGACGTGGCCGAGGCCGAGCGTTCCGCACCCGCCATCATTCAAGGCAACGGCCGCGACGGTGCTTTCGAGGAACGCGCGCGGGACTTTTCGATCACCAAGGCTATCGCTGCCCGTCTGGGCGATGATGTCGACGCCGGTTTCGAGCGTGAGCTTTCCCAGGAAGTCGCCAAGCGCTCCGGCCGCAAGTTCCAGGGCATCGCTGTTCCTGATGAAGTCTTCACGGAAAAGCGCACCCTGCTTGCCGGCTCCAGCGCTGCGGACCTGATCCCGAACGTGCACCGCGGCGACCTGTTTATCGATCGCCTTCGCTCTGCCCTCGTCGTCGGCCGACTCGGTGCAACGGTTCTCGACAACCTCGTCGGCACCGTGGACATTCCGAAGCAGACGGGCTCCTCGACGGCTCAGTGGGTTGCCGAAGACGGTTCGCTGACCGAGACCGATGCCAGCTTCACCGATGTCAATCTGGCGCCGAAGACCGTCGGCGCCATGACGAGCTTCTCGCGCCGAACCCTGATCAATGCGGTTCCGAGCGTCGAGCAGCTTGTGCGCCGAGACCTGGCCGCCGTCATCGCGTCGGCGATCGACCATCAGGCGCTCATGGGCGACGGCACCGGTAACACGCCGACCGGCATCGCCAACACGCCCGGCATTGCGACGCCGTCGCTCGCCGGCCCGACGTGGGCTCAGGTGCTGGGCGTGATCGCATCTATCCAGAACGAGGATGCCGACCTGGGCAATCTTGGCTGGGCTCTCAATCCGAGCGCCGTCGCGAAGCTGCGCGGCACGGTCAAGGCGACTGGCGAGGGCGCTGGCTTCCTGATGGAGGCTCCGGGCAACCTGGCCGGTTATCCCGCCGCGTCGACCACGGCCATTCCGTCCGCCGCCGGCCCGGTGACGAGCGTCTTCTTCGGCGCATGGTCTCAGCTTCTCATCGGTTACTGGAGCGGCACCGACATTCTCGTGAACCCCTACGAGACGACCGCCTACGCCAAGGGCCGCGTCATGGTGCGGGCGATGCGCGACGTGGACATCGCCGTCCGTCACGCCGAGAGCTTCGCCGTAGCCGACGACCTGGCCGCGTAAGGGGGCAACCATGGAACGCCGGGCATCGATCGAGTTGCGGGCAAAGGGGCGGAAGCTGGAGGGCTATGCTGCTGTCTTCAGCGTCGACACCCGCATTTCCGACTTCACCGAAGTCATCATGCCCGGTGCCTTCACCGAGACGCTGAAGCAGGGGCGGGACATCCTCGCCCTTGCCGACCACGATACAAAGGCCGTGCTCGCCCGAACCCGGAGCGGCACGCTTCGCCTGGCAGAGGACAGCAAGGGCCTTCACTTCGACCTAGACGTGCCGAACACCTCTTTCGGCCGCGACATCCTGGAGCTTGCCGAGCGCGGCGATGTAGGCGGGGCGTCCTTCGGCTTCACCGTCGCCAAGGACGGCGAACGATGGCAGGCAGATCGCCGCGAGCTTCGTAGCGTCACGCTTCACGAAATCAGCATCGTGAGCGCCTTTCCGGCCTACGATTCGACCGTGGTTCAGGCACGCCGCAAGCTGGCTCTTCCTCCCCGCCTTCTCGCAGCACGCCGGTTTCTGGAGACCGTCTAATGGGCATTCTGACCCGCATATTCGGCGGCAAGGGCGAAACCCGCGCCGCGCCGACCTCATGGGATTTGCTTGGCACTCTTGGCCTACCGACCCTGACAGGCGGCATCGTGAGCCCGGCTGTGGTGGAAGGCAACGCCGCCGCCGCCAACGCCGTGCAGATCATCTCCGAGGCCGTTGGCAGCCTTCCTGCGCACGTCTACCGCACCATGGAGGACGAGGGGCGGGAGGATCAGCCGCACCATCCCGTCGCCAAGCTGTTTTCCGTCGCTCCGAACGATCTCCAGACCCCGACCGAATTCGTCACGATGATGCAGGCCAACTGCCTGCTGCATGGCGCGGCTTATGCCGAGATCGAGCGCAACGGCAACGGCCAACCTTCCGCACTGTGGCCGCTGCATCCCGGACAAGTCACCATGGAGCGCATTCCCGGTACCAGGCGCATCCGCTACCAGATTTCCGACGAGGTCGGCACCCGTCGACTGCTTCCCGGCGAAGTCTTTGCGCTGCGCGACCGCTGGGACGATCCATTCACGCCGCGTAGCAGGCTCGACCGTTGCCGCGAAGCATTGGCCGGCTCTGTCGCCACCGAACGCTTCGCCGCGGCTGTGTGGCGCAATGGCGCCCGCCTGAGCGGCCTTGTGAGCCATCCCGAGGCAATCGGGCCAGAAGCGGCCAAGACGCTGCGCGAAAGCCTTCAGGCGCTCTACGGCGGGGCAGACAATGCCGGTAAGATCGGAGTGCTTGAAGAGGGCATGACCTGGAAAGAGATTTCCGCCACACCGCACGATGCCGAGCTTTCCGAAGCCCGCAAGCTTGCCGTGCTGGAGGTTGCCCGGATATTCAACGTTCCGGCTCCACTTCTAAACGAGCTTTCAAACGCGAACTATTCCAACGTTGTAGAAATGCGCCGGCAGTTCGCATCCGGCACCGTCCAGCCTTGGCTTGTCAGGTGGGAGCAGGCGATCCTTCGTGACCTGTTTTCCGAGGAAGGCCGCCGCACGCATCAAATCGAGTTCGACATGGATCTTCTGGTCCGCGCCGATTTCCTCACCCGCCTGCAGGGCTATCGCATCGGCCGCGAGGTGGGGCTCTACAACGCGAACGAGCTTCGCCGCTTCGAAAGCCTCAACCCGAGGAAGGACACGGACGGCAACAAGTTCCTGTCGCCATTGAACATGGCGAGCGAGCAGAAAGGGCAGCCCAAAGACGCGGAGGCATAATCATGCTTGCCCGCATCCCTTGGACTCCAAAGCTCCGCTATCAGCCGCCACGCAAGCGGTTGAGCAAGGACAAGCGGCGGCAACTCGTCGATGCCATGATGACGATTCTTCGCGAAGGGGAGGCCTCCAAGTTCGAATTCGAGGCATCCTGCCGTCACGGCCTCCGCACCTCGCTTTGCCTCAAGGGTTGGAGCTGGACGGAAGCAGACGACACCGCCGCCGCCATCGTCAACAGCGCTCTTCACTTCATCGGGGCCGTGCGGCCGACGTGGTACGAGGGACAGCCAGAATGGACACAGAACGGCTCCGGCGCACTCATAGCCCGAACCCGTTGCGTCCGGTGTCACCACCGCCTGGAGGAAACACAGGCGAAGTTCTGCAGCAGCCTATGCGCCAACGCGCACTCCGAAACCCTATCCAGGATACGGGAAGCTAAGAGCATTCGAGCCTATGACATCGTCGTGTCGGGGTCGAAGAACTGGTGGAAGTTCGAATGCGCCTAGACGACCTGGAAGATGACGCCTCCCACTGTCAGGGGTGCGGAACAGCCCTCCCTACCGATCGCTATTATGGCAGACGCAAGTTCTGCAGCTCACCCTGCTATAATCGTCAGTATCAAGCCATTGAGGCAAAGGCGATCGTCGAGGCAAAAGCCGGTAGGAAGTGCGAGCATTGCGGCGAGACCCTTGCGGATCATAAGAACGCCCGCGCCCGGTTCTGTTCCGAGGAATGCCAGCAGAAGGCCTATCGGCCGATCTGGAAGGCGAAGCACCCCCTCACCTGCCAGACATGCGGAACGGGCTTCCACGGGAACCACGGAAAGCAGAAATATTGTAGCCCGTCATGCCGAGCAAAGGCAGGCGTTGCCGCCCGTGCTTTGAATTGGAAGCCGAAGATGATTTGCGTTAGATGCGGAACGCCATTCAAAGCGCGGCCGGGCGGAAAACATTGCAGCCAGGCGTGCCGGAGCCCCTTAGAGCCGCTGTATTAGGGCGTTGCCAATGTCGTCGTAAGAGCCGCTCACAAGCCGCACCTTTCCCCGACGATCCAATTCCTTGAGAACGTCAGACCAGACTTTCATCGCAAGCGCAGAGACTTTCTCCACCTTCAGCACGCACTCGGTCATCATGTCATCGTAAGAAAGTAGCGCCTCGTCGGTAATCTGCTCTGCATTTATGTGAGCCAT